CTTCTCCTTGACGAAGACCGAGTCCTTGCGGAAGACGGAGTCCACCTTCACGCTCTGGACGTAGGTCGTGTCGTGCTGGTAGACTACCCTCTCGTAGATCTTCGGAGAGCAGGAGACGGCCAGGTTCAGGCCCAGGAGGGTGAGGATGAGCCCCACCCAGAAAACCCAGCGCAGCCAGGAGTTGTCCTGGTTCTGGGGCGGTTGGTAGTTGCTTGTCGTCATGGCTTAGTCGTAATAGTGCCAGATGACGCCCTGGGAGAGGGTGTCATCGTTGTCGATGTGCACGAAGTTCTTGCCGATACCGATGCGACGGATGCCGGCACCCAGGGCGGCCGCCACGATCTTGTAGCGGGTGGCCGAGGTGTTGGCCCGGATGTCCACAGCCTTGCCCCTGGTGTGGGCGCTGTTGCCGCTCCGGCCCTTGCTGATGTCGTAGGCGCGGGAACGGTAGGCGCAGTTCAGCACCAAGGGGATGCCGGCACCCTCCCTGACCTCGTCGAGGACCTGAAGGAAGCCGGCGTCCATCTGGCTGATGTCGCAGGACGGAGTGCAGCGTTTGAACTCCGAGGGCGAGAAGTACTTGCTCATTACTCCGCGAGGATTGCGTCGGCGGTTGCCTTGGCAGCCTCCACGAAGTCGTTGTAAGCGTTGAACTCGGCCTTCTTGCTGTTGCGCTGGCGCAGGAGTCCCAGCTCGTCGGAGACGGAGAACTGAGCGCGGACCAGAGCCTCAACCAGGGCGGGCTTGGTGAGTTCAGGGACGATGACGGTGTCGAACTCGAAACCGGCGTCGCGGGTGTCGGTGGCCTCGACGGCTACGATGTTGTAGGAGACGAGGATGCTGGAGTGGTCGAACTTGGCGACCTTCTCCGGGCGGGAAGTGCTAAAAGACTTGGGCATAAGCAAAAGTATTTAATGAGTGTTTGAGATGAATTGAGTCGGTATATTTGAGCCAGCCGATGTAGGAAGCAACGGCCAGGCGGATTTTCTCGGCGGTGAGGCTCAGCTTGCGAAGGTGGGCCAGCTTGCGGAAGATGCGCTTCTTGATGCGCTTGCGGAGCATGATGTGGGTGTGGTAGAAGACGAAGCCCAGGAAGTCGATGCCGCGCTTCTCCACCGGGAAGATGGCCCAGTCGTCCTTGATCTCCAGGCCGAGCTCTGCGAGCTGGACCTTCAGGATCTCCAGGATGCGGTGGAGCTCATCCTTCGAGGAGCTGAGGAAGACGATGTCATCCATGTAGCGGAGCATGTACTTCACGTGGTAGATCTCCTTCAGGGCGTGGTCTATCTTGTAGGAGAGGAAGAGGTTGGCCAGGTGCTGAGACGGAGAACTCCCCAGAGGGAGGCCGGGGTTCCAGGAGTCGATGATCTCGCCGATGAGGGCGAGCGTCCGGGCGTCCTTGATTTTGTGGGTGACCGTCTCCTTGAGCTTCTCATGGTCGATGCTCTGGTAGAAGTGATGGATGTCCACCTTCAGGCAGTACCGGGTGCCCTCCTTGTCTCTGGAGAGAATCTGCTTGAGGCGGCGCCTGGCGGCGTGGGTGCCCCGGCCTTTGATGCAGGCAAAGGTGTCGCGGGTGAGCACCTTCTTCCAGATAGGGCCGCAGACGTTGAGGATGGCCTGGTGGACGATGCGGTCCGGGTAGTAAGGGAGCATGCAGATCTCCCGGTGCTTCGGATCGTAGATTTCCTTGGTCTTGTAGGGGCTGGTGTGGAAGGTTCCGGAGAGGAGCATCTGGCGGATGTCCTCCAGGAGCTGGTCGCGGTTCTTGTCGAACTCGCGTATCTCGCCCCGGCGAGTCTTGCCGATGCGAGCGATGGCGTCCGCTCGCTCCAGGTTCTCCCTGGAGCAGATGAGGTGGAAGATATTATCTACTCTTTTCATTTTGCTGGTACTTTACCGGGTGTTCGTCCATGCTACTAACGCGGGATCTATTGCTACCGTTGTCTTTTGCCAAGTGGCAGGGATAAGGGACTGCGAAAAACTATGTCTTGTTCCAGTTAAGGCGGGAGCCGATGTTCGCGTTAGCGTTGGAGGGCGCGTTATTGACGTTCACGTAGGCGAGGCCGTCATTGTCGCCGTTATTCGCATTGCCGCCCACAAGGGCACCATAGCCCCTTCATCCTATTACTCAAAAAAGTAGTGACTTCGTCCTTCCTTGCGGAGTGTCACCTTACGCGGGAACTTCTTGAGCTCCGCGAGCTTGTCCAAAACGAACTGGCAGTCGGTCGAGCCGGTCCATACCTTGCGGGCGGCCGCCTCGTCGTCTTCGAGGTTGTACTTCATCTTGTAGATGTAGCGCTCGCCGTACTGCGTCGTGACGCCGGAGAAGTAGTCGAGCAGCCAGAAGGTCTTGTTGATGAGGTTGCTCTGCTGCTCCTCCTTGCAGGTGAAGCGCTTGTTCCTTTCGTTCTTGGTGAGGCCCAGGCACGCCAGTGTGCCGTCGTCCTCGATGATTTCCTCTGCCATGGTTCGTTTCGTTTTTTGAAGTGAAAGCAAGGGGCGGCGATGTCGCCCCTTGCTTCGTGGAGCGTGTTGCTACGCGGTGGTGGCTATTCCGACCAGCAAAGGCGGGAGCCGATGTCCGCGCGAGCGTTGGAGGGCGCGTTATTGACGCTCACGTAGGCGAGGCCGTCATTGTCGCCGTTATACGCATTGCCGCCCACAAGGGCACCATAGACTGAACCGTCACTATTTGCGTGGTAGTGATAGTCGCAGAAGTAGGTGCTGGCGCTGCCGCTGTCATCCCGGTCGAAGATGTCACCGTAGACGCGCTTGGTCTGGGCCAGGCTCGGATCGGTGGCCAGGATAGCCTTGCAGTAGCCGTTGGCGGTCGCCTCGTGGCCCATGTCGATGTAGGAGTCGTTCAGGCTGCTGGCATACTCCGAAGGAGTGCGGGAGACGTAGATCTCCTGGTACTCGCCGTTGACACCGACACCCAGCACGCCGTCCGTCCACTTCCAGATGTGGCCGAAGGGGTTCTCCACGCCGCGATAGCTGGGCACGTGGGCGGTGTACTCCGCACCATGAGCCTCGGCCTGAGCTTCGGAGAAGACGTAGTCGACCACGCCGGTGGCGTTGCCCAGGGTGTTGGTCACGCCGCAAGGGACGATGGGGTTGTAGGAGTTGTAGGTGTCCCAGCCGCTGAAGTCGGAGACGCCGATGCCGAGACCGCCCTGGTGGTAGCCTTCCTCAGTGAGGGAAGCGTTGAAGGTCTTCTGGCTGTTGAGGGTGGCGTACTCGATGACGAAGAGCCAGTAGAGGGCGATGTGGATGTTCCAGTCGTAGCAGCCCCAACCGGTGCCTCGGTTGCGTCCGTAGGTGCGGAAGTTGGTGAGGCTGATGTTGGTGGCGGGAAGGCCCAGGAGGGAGCGGTAGGTACCGTCCCAGTCGGCCGTGTTGTTACCGCCTCGGAAGTTGGCCGTGGTGTTCTTCACCGAGGCCAGCTTGAGGGTGTCGGCGGAACGGTCGACGGTGGCCTCATAGGCGGACACCAGGGAACGAGGGACCACGATGGCACCATCGAAGGGGTAGAGGGAGATCTCGACGTCCATGTAGCCCTGGGTGCTGTTGAGGGAGCACTTGCGGTAGTGGCGAGGGATCTCCACCATGACCTGGCCATCGGCGCCGGTGAGGTCGGCGTCGGTGCCGTCCACCTTCTTGGTGGAGTCGGTGGCGCTGAGGTAGTAGACCACGCCGCCCTGGTCGTTCACGACACAACGGCGGAGCTGGCTCTGGACCGGGAGTTCCTGGTGCAGGCTGGCGGCGCCGATGCGGGTGACGTCCGGGGAGGACTGGCCGTAGTAGTGGCGGATGCCGTAGACCTGCTGGTTGCCGTAGTAGCTGATCACCTGCTTGGTCCAGGTACCGTCGTAGAGGAACAGCACCACCTGGCCGGGGAGGACGGTGAAACCGCCGTAGCTGGAGTGGTACTGGCCGGGAGTGAAGGCGATGAAGAAGACCTTCACGTCGCCGTACGTGCCGGAGTCGAAAGTGTCTCCGGGGTTCACAACGTCACCAAACTGGAACCCAGCGCCCAGCTTGTTCACCATGGAGACGAGCTGGTTCTGGAGGACCTGGCCGGTGATGGCCTGGGTGCCGTTGGTCTTGATGGCTGCCTTGATGGCAGCGAGGAGGTTTTGATACTTGGCCATAAATATGAAAATTTTGGGTTGTTAGTCTTCGTCAGCGGTTGGAGCCCTGAAGTCGCTGCTGCTGTAGTCGATGTTGTAGTCCGGATCCCTTGGACCGGTGCCGCCTCCACTCCTTCCGAAGTTGATGGTGGCGAGGTCGATGACGTCGTTCATAGGCTTACCACGTGATAGCGATGTTCTCGGTGGTGTTGTCCACCAGCTTGAAGTACATGCCCAGGGCGGCGTTGGCGACGACCTGCGTCTTCTCTGCGAGGGTGGCTTCGTCCCAGGGGGTGAAGTTCACGCCGTCGGCGGAGTAGTTGAGGGTGTAGCCGCTGTCGCTCGGACCGATAGCAAAGAGGGGCGCCCCTACCTGGAAGGGCTGCTCTCCGGAGATGTGAATTTGTGCCATGATTTATTCGTTTTTTAGTCTTGTTTCGTACTCTCTGAACTTGTAGTGATAGTCTACGCCGATGAGACTCCCGGCGAAGGTTGCGACCTCACCGAAGCCCACCAGCACCGAAGAGTCAATAACCCCGGAAGGGGGCACGACCAAGCCCCAGAAGAGAAGGGCCACGCCCGCGAGT